ACTTAAATCTTATAAGAGAAGAATTGAGAAGACTACCAAAATACGAAAAACAATTGTATCTACAAGGTCACTCAAAAGATATGGATCCAGAAGAAGGTGCTGATAAAGGTTATGACGTAGATAATATTGAACATACCTATAACATACCTTTATTTGATAAGATACCTTACATTAATAATATTATAAGTGAAAACAATTTAGTAAGAACAAGGTTGATGAAGATGAGGCCTAAAGCATGTTATCTATGGCATGCTGATAAAACAAAAAGATTACACATACCTGTTTATACACACTCACATTGTTTTTTATTAGTAGATGAAGATAGAATACATTTGCCTGCTGATGGTACTGCATATGTAGTAGATACTACAAAAAATCACACAGCATTGAATTGCTCAAAGATAGATAGGATTCATATTGTAGGCGCCTTGCAATGATTTATGATTTAGTGATTACGTCTTTACCAGGAATGGATAAAGGTAAACCTGCACCAGGTCCTGCATTTATAAAAGGTTACCTAGAAACTTTTGGTTACAAAGTTAAAGTTATAGACGGCAATCAATTAGATACTTTAGAAAACATACACAAAGAAATTGCAAAGTACGAATACAAATGGTTAGGCATATCTGTCTTTTCTTTTCTACAAAAAGACAATGCTTTAAAACTTGCTGAACCTTACAAGAACGTATTGTTTGGCGGGTCTGGCGTAGATAAGAATTGGCCTAGAAAACCTTTTATAAGAGGTGAAGAGCATGCTCTCAAAGCATTTTTAGAAGGTGATTTAGATTTTCCTGGTATCAATGGTAAAGATCCTGTACAGATGGAAGACATAGAAAGTCTGCCACCACCTGATTATTCAGATACAATACATCAACACAAATACGACAGAGCAGTTATATCAGGCAGTAGAGGTTGTGTTCGTAAGTGTACCTTTTGTGATGTTATGTCAATATGGCCAAAGTATAGATGGAAGACAGGTAAAAAGATTGCTGACGATATGCACCAAGTTGCTGACGCTACAGGTTTTGATAAGATAGTATTTTCAGATTCTCTAATTAATGGATCAATGAAACACTTTAGAGATTTATGCCATGAGTTAGCAAATAGAAAGAAGAAAATAGAATGGGATGCTCAGTTTATTGTTAGAGATAAAAAGACTTTCTCTCAACAAGACTTTGATAACTTATCTATATCTGGTTGTGATATGCTAGAAATGGGTATAGAGTCAGGTAGTGAACAAGTAAGACACCATATGAAAAAGAAGTTTAGCAATGATGATATAGAATACTTTGTTACAAATTTAGGTGAACGTAATATAAAAATGAAATTTCTACTTATATGTGGTTACCCTACAGAAACAGAAAAAGACTTTGAAGAAACTTTAGATATGATAAGAAAATATAGAAAGTATGCTAAAAAAATTACTATCTCACACCATATAATGATAACTTTTCAAAACACACCATTAGATTTTGAACATAGAGATTTATTTAATTCAGAATTTGGTTATCATTGGAAAAATGAAAATTCAGATTTTGCAATTAGATTTGATAGATTTAAAAGATTGATGAAGTTGGCACAAGACCTAGGTTATCAGTTTCAAAAACATGCGTTAGATAAAGTAAAAGCGTATCAACAAGATTTAGATAAACTTAATCAACACAATAATATTGCTGTACAAAGTTAGAAAGACTTATTAAAACCTAAAGTAAACTTTCTACCTTCTTGTGAGAAACCATGAGGTGCCTCGTAATTTTCATCTAATAGATTTAATATACTAATACCGAAGTCTATACCATAGTAGTTATAACCTACATTTAAATCAAATAAATGTGTTTCAGGCATTGATATAGTTGACCAGTTTGAATTGTGTACATCTAAATGTTTACCTTTGTATTTGTAGTTTGTTGTTAAACTAAAATTATTTTCAAAGTCATAATTATGTACAAATCCTAATGACCACTCTGGTCTTCTTAATGATACGGTATCATTTTTCTTACTATTTAAATGACTTGCAAATACTTTAAAATCTTTTTGTTTAAAACTAAACTCAATACCATCTGTATTTAAATCGCCAATATCATTTTTAAATATAGTTGTTGCAAAGTTATTTTTAGTTAGTGTTAATTCTTGTGATCCACCATACTCAATAGCTGTGTATTGTGTTTCATCTTTATAACTTGTTGATGTACTACCACTTATACTTAAACCATCTTCTATCTCTTTAAAAAATCCTAGTTTATATGTTTCATGTTCTTCATCAAATCTATGATGATATGAAAATATATTATACGAAGCATTAAAGAAGTATCCTAGGTTATGATGATTACCTGTATTCTCACTCCATGTACTTTCGCCATATGACTCATTATGTTTGTAATCAAAACCAAACCCATAGTTTTCTTTTTGATGTGTTCCTCTTATTGTAAAGTTATCACTTTCATAATGGGCGTCATCAAAATCTCTATCATAATCATGTGTGTGAAGTGTTAAACTATTATTTAAATAATCTATTCCTGTTTGAAAAGCATAGAATGTATTATCTGACCATTTGTCATTTTGTATTGCAACACTATGACCATCTATATCTGTAAAAGTATTTCTAGCAAACCAACTTGTTCTCCAATGTATAAGATCATACCACTTACTTACATTAACAGATATTGATTTGTTATCTGTGCCATCTAATTCATCTGCACCTGATAAAGCAGAAACATTTTTTGATTCATGTTGACCTGCTGAAACTGATATATCAAAATCATTTAATCTAGTGTAATAATTACCATTAATAGTTTTGTCATTACCATTACCTGATACACTAAATTTTTTATCGTAATCTACATTTGTTCTAAAATTAATTACACCACCAACTGCGTCTGCACCCCAATGAGCACCAGACGATCCTTTATATACGTCTATCTGATACACGTTAAACATAAAATCTTGCCCTACATCAAATTGACCTGTAGGTGTAGAGAAGTCATTTATAGGTATACCGTTCAATAAAACTAAAGCGTGATTAGAATTTGTGCCTCTAAAAAACACCGATGATTGTTGACCTGTAGGACCTGATTGTGTTACATCTAAACTAGAAACAAAATTTAATACTTTAGGTAAATCAATGAGTTTATACTTTTCTATTTCACTCTTTGTTATAACTGTAGTAGGTGTAATTTTATCACCTAATGCGTTTGAATTGTTGATAGATGGTTTAATTACAACACAAGGAATATCGTTTTCCCAATTGCAATTGTTTTCTTTAGAATAGGCAATATTAGCCCATACCAAGATTAATATAAGAATTAATCTTATCATGTGAGTCTCCTTGCTCGTTGTATGGCCTAGGTGGCATTCGGAGTATAACCGTATCAAGTAATCTGAACGAATTTCACGTCACTTTCCCACTACGCTTTTAGGCCATTATTATATAACTAAATAATAACAGGTTTTTGCGAATTTGTCAATAGTCTATATATAATCGGTATAAATAGTACTATGGCAGCTGTAGCAAATTTTAATATAGACCAAGGAACGACTTTTAGTTCAACTGTAACAGTTAAAGATAGTACGGGAAATCCGTTAAATTTAACTGGTTATACAGCAAGTGCAAAGATGGCTTTGGGATATGCAAGTACAAGAACACGTACAGACTTAACAATAGAATTTACTTCGGATAGAACGACAGGTGGTGTCACTATGTCACTAACTGCAACGCAAACAGCCGCTTTAGAAGCACCTGCAAGATATGTGTTTGATTTAGATATAACAGATTCTTCAGGAACAGTAACAAGAGTAATTGAAGGTTTAATGACTATTAGACCTAATGTATAATAAGGAGAATACAAAATGAGTAGTGAAACTTTAAATTCAACAGCACCTGCGACAGAAACATCTTTTACAATAGACGGTAAAGAATATAAGAAAAGTGAATTATCACCTAAAACTTATAATTCTATTATAGTAAGACAAGATTTGCAAGCAACTAAAATCAAACTTTCTTTAGAGTTAGAAAAGATTGCAATTCTTCAGGCTCACTATGATAATGCTATTGCAAACGAATTAGGTATTGAAATCAAAAAACCAGAACCTAAAACAGACGCAGCTGAAGATAAAAAGTAGTTAAAATACATTATTGTAGATTGATTTAGTACCTTATTATTATAAATATTGTTATAGAACAATTAATAACAGGTAACAATGTCAAACGATATTACAGCTACGTATAGTACAGGTACTAATACAACTGCTACAATTAATAGTAATTCAACAGGACCGAATAACGTTTCTGTTACTTCACCATCTGTCGCTCAACTTCAAAGTAACGTTAATAAACTTACTGGATTAAGTGACGTAAATGCTTCAACACTTGACGATGGAGCAATGATTCAATATGATGATACATCAAAAAAATTTATAACAAGAACTGAAATAAAAACTGAAAGTGGTAATTTAGTATTAAACGGTGGCACATTTTAATAGGGAGAAAAAATGGCAACAATTATAAAGATTAAACGAACCACAGGTGCTGTCGCACCCTCGGGTCTTAACCAAGGGGAACTCGCCTACGTTTACGATACATCAGCTGCAAGTACAGGTGCTGGTGGTAACGGTTTACGATTATTCATAGGTGATCCTTCTTCTACATCAAACGCTGCAATTCAGATAGGTGGACAATACTATACTCAATTGATGGACCATGCACATGGTACATTAACTGCTTCATCTGGTCTAATAGTAGACTCAAACAAAGCAATAGACGAAATTCTTATAGGTAATAGTGCCACAACAGGTGGTACAATAAAATTAAACGAAGGTACCAATAACGGTGCTCACTTCGTAGCATTAAAATCTCCCAATAGTGTTGCAAGTAGCATAACGTTTACTTTACCTGGTACAGATGGTTCTAGTGGTCACTTATTAACTACAGACGGTTCTGGTAACCTATCATTCGCTGCCCCAGCTTCAAGTCAATTTACAATTGCTGCTGATAGTGGATCAAATGATACATTTAACACTGGCGAAACTTTAACACTTGCTGGTGGTACTGGTATTGACTCAACAGTATCTAACAACCAAGTTTCATTTGCTATAGACGCTACTGTTGCTACGTTGGCAGGTACACAAACCTTTACAAACAAAACTTTAACATCTCCTAAATTAAATGAAAACGTTGCCTTATCTGCAACATCAACTGAATTAAATTTATTAGATGGTATTACTGCTATTAATGATGAAGACGATATGTCAAGTGATAGTAACACTTCACTTGCAACTCAACAATCAATTAAAGCATACGTTGACTCACAAGTCACGGCACAAGATTTAGATTTTCAAGGTGACTCTGGTGGTGCATTAAACATAGATTTAGACTCTGAAACACTTACAGTTGCTGGTGGAACTGGTATAGATACATCTGGTTCTGGTAACACATTAACAGTTGCAATAGACTCTACTGTTGTTACAAAAACAGGAACAGAAACATTAACAAATAAAACATTAACAAGTCCTACATTAACAACACCTAAATTTGCTGACGATGGTGCAATTACTGACGCAGCTGGTAATGAACAGATTAAATTTCAACAGACTGCAAACGCTGTAAACTTTGTAGAAATTACAAACTCTGCTACAGGCGATGGTGTTAAAATAGGTTCTCAAGGTGACGATACAAATGTTAACCTAATACTTGACGCTAAAGGTTCTGGTACTGTTGATGTTAATTCAAGTAGAATAGTAAACGTAACTGATCCATCTTCAGCACAAGACGCTGCTACAAAAGCATATGTTGATAGTGTTGCAAATGGTTTAGATGTAAAAGCTTCTGTTAAGTATGCTTCAACAGCAAACGTTACTGGTACATACGATAACTCTGCTGGTACAATTACTGCAGGATCAAATGGTGCATTTTCAATTGACGGTGCAACACCAACTGCTGCTGACAGAATCTTATTAAAAAATCAGACAACTGCAACTCAAAATGGTTTATATTTAGTTACAACTGTTGGTTCAGGCTCTGCCGCTTACGTATTAACAAGAACACCAGACGCTGACGCAGCTGCTGAAATAACTGGTGGTGCTTTCGTATTCGTAGAAGCTGGTACTGCAAATGCTGACAATGGTTACGTATTCACACACAATGGTACTCCAACATTAGGAACAACTAGTATAACAGTTGAACAATTCTCTGGTGCTGGTCAAATATCTGCTGGTGCAGCTTTAACTAAATCAGGTAACACATTAAACGTTGCTGTAGATGATTCTACAATTGAAGTATCAAGTGATGAATTACAAATTAAAACAACTTATCCTGGTCAAACATCAATCACTACATTGGGAACAATTGCAACTGGTGTATGGCAAGGCACAGTAATTGATGAAGTATATGGTGGTACAGGAAACTCATCTTACACAACTGGTGACGTTTTATATGCAAGTGGATCAAACACTCTTGCTAAATTGGCATTAGGTGCAAATGGTAAAATTTTACAATCAAACGGTAGTAACGTAGCATACGGCGATATTGACGGCGGAACTTACTAATCGTTATATAATAGAGAGATATAATGGCGACAGTTATTAAGTTAAAGACAGGTACAAGTACACCCTCTACAAGTGATATTGCTTCACGTGAGGTTGCGATTGATACTTCAGCACAGAAATTTTATATCAATGATAGTGGTACTATCAAAGAAATAGGTGGTGCTAGTTCAAGTAACTTAACATCTTTAAATGATGTAACAGTTGCTACCTCTTTAAATTCACAATATCTTATCTACAACGGTAGTGCTTGGGTAAATGAATTTCAACATAACGTTGGCAAAACAGTTCCTTTTACCAAAACAGACGCTTCCGCTACAACAATTTCATTAGTGAACAACAAAGATTTAACAAAGATTAATGGTTTTTTAGATCACGTTGTAACTCAATCATATTATCTGCCATTTACAAATGCAAGTGGTACAGCAGTAACAACAGTAAGACCAGGACATATGCCTGAGTTATCGGAGATATAATAGATGACAACTAAAACGCCAGTACGAGCAACCTTTTCGGGATCAAATGTAACTGGATTAGCAGAATATCAATCAGGTGAATTTATACCTTTAACACATGGTGGTTTAGGGGCTTCTTTATCTATAGGTTCTGCAGGACAGGTATTAAAAGTAAACGGTGCTGGGAACGCAATAGAATTTGGTGCTGTTGAGGCGATTGTTAATATTGACAACGCAACAGATTTAGAAAGTGCTACATTAGCAGTAGGCGATAAGATATTATTATCTGACGGTGGTACTGAAGGTAGAGTATTATTATCTCAATTAGACACATTATTTTCAGGTACAACAAAGACATTAACAAACAAGACTTTAACAAGTCCTGCGATTAATAATCCAACGATTACTGGTGGTACTTTTAGTGGTACATTTACAGGTACTATGGATGCAACAGGTATGGTTTTATCTGGTGCAAGTCCTCTTGTATTTGAAGGTGCAACTGCTGACGCTTCAGAAACAACTTTAGCATTTGTTGATCCTACTACAGATAGAACAATTACTTTTCCTAATGCAACAGGTACAATTGTATTAGAGGCAACTGGTTCAACACTAACTAACAAATCTATTGATTTAGGTAACAATACTATATCAGGTTCTTTAGCAGAATTTAATACTGCTTTACAAGATG